CAAACGCATGTATTTCATCTTCTTCTGTAGATTCGTCGCCGAGTAGAATAATTGCTGTTAGATTAGGATTCTTGAGTCTAATCTCGTCATAGAGCATTATACCCAAGTCGGTTTGACTGTTCATATCAATGATTACAAGATCTATCGCAGTTGATTCCATGCGTTGTCTTGCACCTGTTATGCCAGTTTCTACTATTACGTTTCCTAAATCTTTAAGTAACGTGTTTAATATTTTTTCCTCTACGGGCTTGTTGTTAACAAGAAGTAAATTCGGCCCCATAACTCCAGTCCTTGATTCATGTTCGCTAAGGTATTTATGTGTTATTTCAACTAAACATAAAAAAAGCACCTTGCGGTGCTTTTTTTATATAGTAGCGTTTGGATTAATTGGGTTGTCTTCCTGCTCAACATCCTTAGTTGATATAGTTCCTAGTACTTTAAACAAAGGCCCTGTTTCAACTACTAATTTGTGTCGTTCTGCTTTTCGTTTACCTTTAGAATCAATTCTCGGTGCGCTATAAGAATATCTAATCATAAAGAGAAAATTCTTTTGATTGCCAACTGAATGAACATAAAACGTTGGTCTACCAGAAAGTTTTAAACTTGTTTCAAGGTTAACATTATCAAGATTTTGACGCATTTTTCGTATAGTTTGTGCAGAATAATCGCCTTTTCCTAAATTTACAATATACACTCTTGGATCTTTTTTTGTAAGATGTTCGTCCATAAACCCTGCTACACGATCTATTAGTTTCATCTCTTTGTTAGTGTCGTCACCGGCTGTTAACGTGTTTAGTTCGTTACTAACTTGTTTCATAATGTTAACAACATGCTCTGCTGGATTTTCTTCGTAGTTTTCAATTGGCTCTAGATCTATACCCATTTCTTTAAAAAATACTTGCATATTTTTAAATGTACGAGGAGATGCTTGTCCGATTAGATTACTACCCGTTTTCAAACTCCATCCTTTAATAGTTCTTTCTGTGCCATCGGGCTTAACATAAATTAAGAATATGTCAGCCTTAGTGCCGCTTTGATCTTCTTCGCCTGCTGCCTTAACAAGAACTCTATCAGGTTTTCCGTTTTTTGCAATTAGCCTCGACCATTTTTTAGCAACTACATCACTGTTAGCAAACTTTACTGCACCTTGTATTTCAGATTGCATGTCAGTTGCTAACGCCTCTACATCTTTAGCATCGTTGATATTTTTTTGATTTTTAATAATGTTTACAAATTCTATAACATCACCGTCAACACCTTCAAATGTATGACTTAGATTATCTGTTGCTGAAGTTTGTGTCATAACTGTTTTAACATTTTCAGCACTAATAGAATCCTCGCCTGCAATTAGTTTTGCAACTACTGCACTTCCTATTATGTACTCTCCCATGTGTCCTCTAGTAGATCCATGTTTAAGTTTTGCTGAGTCTGCTGCTTCTGTTATAAGTTCTCTATATCGCATTAGCTGGTTCCTAATTTATTTTAAGTATTTATGCAATCTTAGGGAACAACATGTCACGACAGAACAAGTCAACATCGTCCTCGTTTAGTCCTAGACTCTTCATTGTTCTAGGCGTATGCGGATTCTGTTGCTGATTGTGTGCATAGTAGTTGTGTGCTTCCTTAACTGCCTCAGGCTCTCCGTGTCCCGTATACTCTGATACTTCTTCAAAGTATGCTTGTAGATTGTCAAGTGCCAGTTGAATAATAGCAACTGCTTCTTCTTCAGTGTTTACATTGCCTGCGGCAAGCATGTGGTCTGAGAAGATGTTCTTTGCCCAGTCAGGAAGTTCGCGTTTCTTCTTGGGAATAAATTCGGCTACACTATCAGCGTAGCCGTGCATCATAGGATGATCTGGATTAGAGCTTGCACTAAAGTCAAGGAAAGCACCTGTCATTTTGTTTTTGCCTGCAATAACATCAAACCCAAAGATAGGTGCATCGTTGTTTAACTGCGGCATTACAGTTACATGCATCATCCACAGTCCTTTAGTGTCACGTGCGTCTACGACATCAATATGCGCCCTGCGCACACTATCGCTATGCCAAACACGGTTGATCCAACTATCGTTATTAAAGTGAGCAAGACCTGGTTCTTCGTATTCTGTTGCATAATGGTCAAACAGTTTAATAATTTCGTTCTGACAATTAATCAGATGATTCCAAATAATGCTCAATGTCTAGCTCCATAAGTTCTTGAAAAAGTTCAGTTGCACAATTAAACACAAACTTCGATTCTTCTGCTAAAAGTCCTTCTTTACCTGCAAGAAGTTCTCGAATTTTATCTTTAAGTACTTCTGTATCTTCATTAAATTTATACATTCTTCCTTCACCAGGAACTTTCTTAGCTATCATTTGTCCACCGCTTAGATCACCCATATGTAGGACATACATGTGAGCAAGTAATAAATTTTTATCTGTTTTATCGTCTGTAGCAAACTGTATTAAGCGTTGCATATACTTGTGGGTAGCTTCCAGTAATTCTGGAGGATTAGCAGGATCGTCCCATAGTTCGATATAATCGTCATGGATTTTATATCTACGTTCGATCTGTTGAAATAGTCCTCGACTTGATGGAATATTAGCTGCTATCAAATCTTCTAGTAAAGAATACTTTGTAAACTGATTAAAAAGATAAATTGCATAAAATTTTGGATTTATATTTCCGCTCATTAACACATTAACAAACTCTTGTCGTTCTGCGTTTGTGTGATGATCTTTTGTTAGTTCTTTTAAACTTGTCATTCTGTCTCCATTTTAATTCTAAGTGGGAAGCCGTTGCTGCGGCTTGCATTAATTGCTTCTGTCATTTTCTGTTCGGCAATCTCGTGGGTATATGTTCCTACAACAGCACTTCCTTCTGTATGTACCGTAAGTGTAAGACGCTTTGCAGAATCCTGGCTATGCTTAAAGATTTCTGTTAGAAGATCAATAACCCAGTCCATCGGAGTTTGGTCATCATTTAAAAATATTACATTATACTTTGTTGGTTCACTAATTTTATTTGCAATCTTTTCGTCAATTACTACATCAGTTGCCGTACTCATATGTTGTCTCCTTTGGTTGTAAAATGGGGGAGTTTCCTCCCCCTAGACAGTTACTCGCTTTCTACTTTGCCTTCGATTGCGTTTTGTACAGTACCATTATAGTCTGTAATAGCAATTTTCTTAGGTTGTAGTTCTTCTGGAATTTCACGTTTTAGATGGATGTTAAGCATACCGTGTTCAAGGCCAGCACTAACTACATCAACATGATCAGCAAGTGTAAATTCTCTACGGAAATTACGATTAGCAATTCCTTTATGTAGATAAATTACTTCTTCACCCCCTTTAGGAGATGTACCTTCTACACGTAGGATATTTTTGTCCTTAGTAATGTCTAAGTTATCCATACCGAAACCTGCGACAGCAAGAGTAATCATAAACTCATCGTCGTTTATTTGTGCAATGTTGTATGGAGGATACCCTGTTGATTTACTATTTGCAAACTCTCTGTCAAGCTGTTCAAATAGTCTGTCAAAGCCAATAGTAGCTCTGTGTAGTTGAGGTAGGTCTAGAGTTGTTAGTCTTGTCATTTGTTTTCTCCTTTTATATAAGCAAGATTAAAAGCGTAACCCTTGCGGCGTTACGCATTTATTTATCACGATAAAACCGCAACTATTTCGTTTTCTGATATTGTAACGTATTCTACTTCGTCGTGTTTAAATTTTTGTCCGGCCATATTGTTAACAAGAATAGTACTACCTGGCTTTGTGCTAACTTCAATAAAGTTTCCTTTACTGTCGTAAGTGCCTGGACCAGACGCTAGTACTTCAGCTTTAACAATGCCTTCATTTTTTGCATTTGCAATAATGAGTCCGCCGGCTGTTTGTGTTTCCGCTTCTTGGAGTTTGATAATAAGTTTATCATGTAGCGGTCTTAAATTCATATTAATTACCTATAGTTGATTTTTCGTACACACCGTTGTGTGTTTGGGTACAACGAACAAACGTTGTACATTTACTAAGTTGTTTAAGCGTATTAGCACCCGCATACGTACACGTACTACGCACACCGCCTAGTATGTCTTGTACAGTATTCATTACTGCTCCGCGGTACGGAACTAGTACAGTTCTACCTTCACTTGAACGATAGTCCTTTAGTCCACCAAAGTGTTTGTTGTTTGCACTTTTACTACTCATACCGTAGAATTGTACAAACTTTTTCTCTTCAACGTTTGGCTTGGTTTTAGATATTCTAAAGTCAAGCTCGTTTGTTTGATAGTATTTGGTAATTACTTCGCCGCCGCCTTCATCGTGTCCAGCAAGCATACCGCCAAGCATTACAAAGTCTGCACCACCAGCAAACGCTTTAGCTACGTCCCCAGGGCAAGTACAACCGCCATCAGCAATGATGTGTCCACCAAGACCATGAGCGGCATCAGCGCACTCAATGACTGCGGATAACTGCGGGTACCCAACACCAGTCTGAATGCGAGTAGTGCAAACAGAACCGGGACCAATACCCACTTTGACAATATCAGCTCCAGCAAGAATAAGTTCCTCCGTCATTTCGCCTGTAACAACGTTACCTGCAATGATTATAATATTCGGGAAGTCAAATCTAAAGTCACGTACAAAGTCAGCAAAACGCTCTGAGTAGCCGTTAGCAACATCAATGCAGACATACTTTAAAGCATCGGCAACTTCATTGTAAACTTCACCAAACTTGTAGTAATCATCGTCTGTGATACCGATACTCATAGCAACGTTTTCTGTGCGACTAGTTCTACCATCAAAAAAGTTGATTAGTTCTTCTACAGTGTACGTCTTAACTAAGCAAGTAAACGCACCCTTTTCCGCAAGAGTGTCAGCCATTTCAAACGTACCAACACCATCCATATTAGCGGCCATAATAGGCACACCAGTATAGCTAATGTCTTTTACATTGTCGGGAAACGTTGGAACATAGTTACGAAACGTGAATGATCGCTTTAGATCAACTTCTTTACGACTACTTAGAGTGCTTCGTTTAGGTCGAATCAAGACATTTGAGTAGTCAAGTTTTACATCATTTTCAATACGCATATTGTACCTAGATTGTTGCGATTAGAAACATTGCGATCACTAGTGCCCAGTATAGACCACCAAGCACTAGTGCAAATTTAATTAGCCAAACAATAAAGTTAAACATCTTTCAAAATACCGATACTCTTTAGCATTGCTTTAGCATCAGTATAATCGGATTCACTGGTGTATGTCAAATCGAATTCTCTATCGATTCGATCATAAAACCCAATTCCAGATAAGCTAGCACTATCAACGTAAGTGGTGCTATAACCAGAAGTGAAATCAAAATCACTGAGATTAATAGTATAGCTTTCAAAGCTATTAGAAAACTCAGTGCCACCCGTTGTGTAAGTGATCGTGTAATTGTTTGGTCCATAATTATTCATCTGAACTACCCGTAATCAATTCGTACAATTCTACCAACTCTTCTTGTTCTTGCTGAACTGTGTTAAAGTTCTGCTTATGATAGATACGTGCAAGCTTGCGAATGTGCTTCTTCTCAAGGTCTAGTTCATCTGCTAGTCGAGCAATAACGTCTTTCTGAAAGTCTTTCTCAGCGTCTACACGTGTCATAGAGTTAGACATTTCTTTGATACCATCAAGTAGTTTTGCACGATCTTTTGGGTTAGACAACATAATATAATTCTCCTTAGATAATAGCCAATACTGAATCTTCTGAAACTAGAAATCCATCTACACCATTACAATGTACTGCATATACTTCGTTCCACTTCAAAAAGATTTTATCACCTTGTTTTACGTTTTCACACTCTGGACCAGCTTCAAGAACTTGACCAGCAGGGAGCATCTTGTCGCTTGCGCTGCCCGGAATGATCAGACCGCCAGCAGTCTTCTTTTCTGCCTCTAACTTACGAATGAATACTGTGTTTTTAATTGGTTTCATACTTTAATCACCTTTTTCATAGTTTTAGATATATTACTCTATTACAACAGCTTTGTCAAGCACCTTTTCGGATTGATCATAATAAAGTTTATACGCATTTATCATGGCTTGCTGTTGCTCTATATAAGCACGAATGTCACTTATGTTAAGCCCTAGATTCTCGTAGCCCTTGTCCGTTAAAGCAAACAATGCAAGAGGCCTTCCGCTAGATGTTACCTCTGCAAAGACTTCTTCATAGTTATCTTTAGTAATGATGATCCACTCTACATTGCGTAGATTCAATTCATCTGGACTTGCTACAACCAGTACAGGCTTATTCACTGGCTTAGTAGTTATTTCTACTTGATCTGTAGTCTGAAATAGAGAACAACCACTAAGGAGTAGGCTTAAGCCAAGGACACTCGCTATTAAACGCATTTGCACTTTCTGCACCTCTCTCTTTATCAGTTAGTTCTGCACCAGACAACAATTCAAAACAACGATTGACGTTATCAGTTGCGTTATTGATTATACGCTCTACCAGTACAGGCTTAGCCGCCGCTAGAACTCCTATGTCGTGTCTCTCTAGCTTCTCTACTAAAACATCATTCTGTCTACGTATAGTTTGATAGTCTGCATCTACCTGCTCATAGATAGATTGTAGTTGCTTATTAGCTTGGTCTAAATTGCTGATTGTTTGCTCATTAATAACAATCGAAGTTTCAAGCTTTGCGTTATTTTGTTCTAGTGTTGATATGGTAGCTTGAGTGTCTTTGTAATAAAGATAACCACCCAAGCCCATCGTGGCTACAACACCAAACATAATTAGATACACTTTCATATGTCACCCTAGTTTAGTCAAGAAGGTCAAATCCCCTCCACATGACTTATATAGTGATTTTAGCATCCACTTGTGACGATTGAAGTAAACATCTGAGCTATAAGTTGGTAGAAAGCCCATCCACGCCTCATGCTCTTCAACGTGTGCGTACCACATAGCTTGACAGAAAACACGAAAAGTTGATTTAGTCATAAGTCACCTCGATATATAACATTAGTGCGGGTACGATTAGCCAGAGTAGACCCTTAAGAAAGAAAAACAGAAAGGCAAGCTTACCCATCTTAGCTAGCTTTTGTTTCATCTTATTCAAGGCCCAATTCCTGTGCTTGTTCTGCTAGTTCATCAAGTGCTTTGTTCTGATCTTTCCAGATACGTACCTTGTGATACAGGTATCGATCATGCTGTAGCAAAACATCGGAACATGATTCGCAGAAGTGTAGACGATCTTGATGGTCATGGCCATAAGCTATAATAGTCCTACAACCATTACATAGTAGAGCACCATTACCATTGTTGAATTTTACACTAGCGTATTTCATATCTAAACCTCTATGAAGATACCATCTTCCCGGCTCATTATACGTTTGACCGTCAAAAACGCTTCACCTTTATCACCGCCAAGTATCTCATTCCAGAAGATTCTTTTTCCGACACAAACGAATGGACCACCCGAGGGATCAAAGAACCCAAGGTCTTCCATATCAATTTTCTCTTGACCTTCACGTCCACCCATACGCATGTATTTTGTTCCGTCTTCTTCCATGTGAAAACGATAAGTGTTGTCTTCTACTCGCTCAAACCAGTATTCTTTTCCGTATCTATTTTTCATTTCTTAACCCCACCAAGAAGTATCAGCACCAGCAGTAGCAGAGTATTGCATCACATCAACGTCAACACCTTCCATTGCTACACCATCATTCTCAATCAGCGCACCTAACTTACGATTAGCAATTGCAAGATCAGCAATGCGATCATACAGATACTCACCACGCTCAGGATAATCACACTTGAGGTAGCCCATCAAAGACTTCTGACCCATCTTGATGTTGTACTGATTATTTTCAATCATTTTCTTTAGAACTTCTACATTGTACTGTTTCATAATCAATCTCACTATTAAAGGTAAAGAGGACCAGTCCAACGAACAGTGTAACCACCGTCAATGATGTTGCCTCGTGCAGCGTTACGGGCAGGAGCGCTGTAGCTTGCAGCTTTCAGAATGTCACCTTTACGAAACTTCTTGTCATCTTCTTTCATAATGAAGCCCCAAACGCTTCGATTCGCAATCACTTTGATGTACTTGCGACCTTCTTCAACAGTCAGCTTATCACAGAACTCTGCATACATACGATCACGAATCTCACGGCGATCTGGATCACCCATATCACGGAAGTTCTCAGCGTAGTCAGCTTTAATGGCTTCGAGTAGTGCATTCATTTCGTTTTTCATAATCAATCTCTCTCAATCAACGTTACAGTGTAATTCTAACAGATACGTAAATAGAGTCAAGGATTATTTTGGCATTTCCTTAAGTTTTTTGGTTTTAAATTTACGTAGCTTCTTACTAAACATCATTGGGCTTTTGAAGAAAGTAAGTTTACCGTCTTTGACGTTACGATAAGCGATACACTTACCAGCATCATTCAAGTAGTAAGTGTGATTAGGCATGTTAGGATTGTCTTTCCAAACAGTAGTTTCGATTAGCTCTACGTACATCACAGTTCCCCATTCTTTTCGAGATTCTTTAGTATCGTCTTAGGCAGACCAGCAACTGGTTTAGACTTTACAACATTCTTACTCAAATTTAGCATCATAGCACTATTGCGTTTCTTAACTTTCATTGTGACCCCCTAAATAGCTATTTTGATATCACGTAAACACTCTGCCGCTAGCTTGTCTTCAAGACCAAATGCTTCTTTCTCCCAAGGGGCATCGTTGTAGTCAACATTAACGTATGATTTCTTTTTCCACATAGTCGCACCTTTAACATAGCGCAACTCTTTACGTGCATACTGCTTAACATGCACCATTTCATGGCAAATAGTACTGACTAGCTCGTAGAGACTCAGACCTTTCTGAATACTCAAAGTGAACTCACGATTAGTATCACCTAAAGCACAGTAGCCGAACACATCAAGCTTTTCAAACTCTACTTCAATATCTAGGGTTTTCATACGGGGCATCATTTTGTTAATGCACCAAGCAACTACATCGTGTGCAATCTCACGCTCTTTCTTACGACCGCCGACACAGATTACGTTGTTCATAAAAAAACCTCTCAAAGAATCAATTACAGGTTGATTGTAACATCTTTGAGAGGTTTGTCAAGGAATTAATCCTCTTTAGAAATCAACGACTTAACGTGACTTCTATGAATTTTGCAGTTGATAATACCATTGTAGTACTCCTCTGATAGCAGTACTTCACGATCAAACTGCTCTTTGGCTTCTAGATAAGACATTTCACCTTTCGACTTACATAGATGTATAATCTCACGATGAAAAGCTTCTCCACCTCGCTCTTCGACTAGTGCTTTCACTTCATCTGAAGACCCATAGTAGGTCTGCCAATCTGACTCTACTATCTTAGTACGTTTTCTAGTCTTGCCCTTAAGAGGCGGTAGCTTGCGCTTAGACTTGAATAGCTTTTTACCGACATACTTTTTATTATTGCTCAAATCAGTGATCACATAAACAAATCCAACATAATCTTCAATCATATCACTGGTGAACACTTCTTCACCATAATACCACATAGTTAGTCCTCTGAATCATCCCATTCGTCCCAGTCTTCTGGCACACGGTCTTCATCAAGATCAAGTTCATCTGGCAACTTCTGTCCACATGATGGACAAAACTCCAACTCAACATCGGACATATCAAATTCTACAATAAAGTCAGTATCGCAAAAAATGCAACGCTCTTCGTATCGACTCATATTTGTTCTATCTCCACACCACATTTCTTTAGAAATCCGATACCATCTGTTGATCTATAATGATTTCTAAAGAATACTTTATTAATCCCAGCGCTATAGATTTGCTTAGCGCATTCAATACAGGGAGCATGAGTAATGTACATATCAGCACCAAGCCCGCTTTCATGTGATCTTGCTAGCTTAGCAATCGCATTTGCTTCTGCATGTATTACTTCAGGCTTTGTCTTGTACTCAACGTATATATGTCTATCTGTTTCTGGTATTGCGTTTATACTGTCTGCCCAGTGTGGCAATCTAACAGGTTCTTCGCATTCGTTATCCCACCCGCTAGGCATTCCATTGTAGCCGATAGATATAATACGATTATCTTTAACTACAATAGAACCAACTTGTAGTCTTTTAGCAGTTGACAGAGACCCGAAAGTCTCTGCCGTTTTCATGTAAGCGTCTTGCCACTTATCCATACAACTTCTGGAACTCCACATAGCCACCAATAGGTTCATCATTCACTTTGATCTGTGGAAAAGTACGTGCGCCTGGAAACGCTTCTAATACTTCTTCACGTGTAAAGTCAACGCCTAGTTGTTTGTATGTATAGTCCAGTTGTTTAGCTTCTGCGAATGCTTTAGCTTGTGTACAATGTGGGCAATTCTCTTTACCCCAAATCTCAATTGTCATAGCGAAAATCCTTTGAATGTATCTTGTGATACGTCTTGTTTTGTACCACCGCTTACGTAGCTAGTGATTTCTGTTTCTTGCGGTGCAACTTGAACGTCTGCTCCACTGATCCACTTGTTAGTCCATGGTAGTGGGTTGCTCTTGACATCGTATGGTGATTCTAGACCAACATTCTTCATACGCTTAGTAGCGATCCACTCAACATAAGATGATAGTAGCTCAGTATTTAGACCAATCATTGAACCATCTTTGAATAGATACTGCGCCCAAGCTTTCTCTTGGTTAGCTGCATCGACAAACATCTTAGTTGCTTCTTCTTTAGTCTCTTCTGCAATCTTCTCAAAGATAGGATCGTCTTTCTTTAGAGTACGTAGAAGTAGCTGAGTAGAACCTAGATGCAAGTTCTCATCACGTGCAATTAGCTTAATGATCTTAGCATTACCTTCCATCTTCTTAAGTTCTGCAAATGCCCAAGAACATGCAAATGAAACGTAGAAGCGTACACCCTCTAAAATGTTAACACTCATTAGTGTTAGCCACAACAACTTTTTCAATTCATACAGAGAAATTGTCTTAGTTTTTGGGTAATCACCACCATCAGTAATAATAGTATGAGTACCTTCACCAAGAAGATTGTACCAAGAACTCATTTCAATTAGTTCATCGTAGTATCTAGAGATATCACCAGCACAATCAACAATCTCTTCAATATCCATCATTTCATCAAAGATTTTTGATGGGTTACTGTACACGTTACGAATGATGTGTGTGTACGAACGGCTGTGAATAGTCTCAGAAAATGTCCAAGTTTGAATCCAGTTTTCGATCTCAGGTAGCGATACGATAGGAGCAAACGCTTCTACAGGAGCACGACCTTGCACAGAGTCGAGTAGAATCTGTCGCTTCAAGTTCGATGTAAAAATATGTTGCTCATGTTCTGTTAGACCCTTAAAGTCTTTTGCATCTTGATAAATGTCAACTTCTTCTGGACGCCAAAAGAAGCCGAGTTGCTTATCAGTTAGCTTGTCAAATTGCTTGTACTTCAACGTATCATAGCGCTGAATGGTAGGACCGCCGCTGGGATCCAAGAATGCAGTGACTTTAGTGTGATCAGCTTTATTCTCAGTGTTAAAAACACTCATAGTAGTCCTCTTCTTATTGGGATTAACAACCTGCATAATCTATCAGATCAGAGGCAGGTTGTCAATGGTTATTAGACTTTAAATTGTACAGCTTTCACAGTGACCATCATCAACTTCACCTTGTGGTAGAGGTTCTTCACTCATTTTATCAATATCTAGCTCACCTTGTCCATCGTGAGTATTGAAATAGTAAAGTTGTTTGCCACCATATTTGTAGAACATTAGTAGATGCTGTAGCATCAAACTCATTGGTATTTTTTCGTCTTCGTAGTAAGCTGGGTTGTAACTTGTGTTGACGCTGATACCTTGATCAATGTACTTCTGTAGTACAGCCATGATCTTTAAGTAGCCTTCTGGTGATTTTTGATCCCAGAGTAAATCATATTTATTCTTAAGACGTTTGTACTCAGGTACGACTTGCTTAAGAACACCGTGCTTAGATTGCTTCACACTGATTAGAGAGCGAGGTGGCTCAATACCGTTAGTAGCATTAGCAATCTGTGCGCTTGTCTCAGCAGGCATTAGAGCCATTAGAGTCGAGTTACGAATACCAGTATCTTTTAACTGCTCACGTAGTCCTGCCCAGTCCATACGCTCTTGATGTGGAACTAGATCATCAACATCTTTCTTGTACGTCATGTTAGGCGTGATACCGTGACCATATTTAGTCTCCATAACGCCAGAAATAGCACCTTGTTCAGCCGCTAGATCAGCAGACGCTTTGATCAAGTAGTAAGACCATGCTTCTGCCCATTCATCTACTAGCTCTAGACCAGCTTGATCAATGTTTTGATAATCTAGATCGTGCTTAGCTAGCCAGTACGCAAAGTTAATGATACCAACACCAATTGGACGGCGCTTCTCTGTGCTTAGTTGAGCCGCAAGAATTGGGTAGTTTTGGTAGCTCAATAGTGCATCTAGACCACGTACTGCAAGACGACATACACGCTCAAAGTCAGACACTTGCTTGATGTTACCCCAGTTAATAGCACTTAGAGTACATAGCGAAATTTCGCCATCTGGATCATTAACATCATTTAGTGGCTTAGTCGGTAGATCGATTTCAGCACATAGATTCGATTGACGAATAGGTGCAATCTCTGGCAAGAATGAACCATGATCATTTGCATTGTCTACGTTTTGTAGATAGATACGACCAGTGTTCTTACGCTCTTCCATGAACATGCTGAATAGCTCTGCCGCTTTCATAGTCTTTTTGCGTAGTCGAGTATTGCGCTCTGCTTTTTCGTATAGCTCTTTAAACTTATCTTGATCAGCAAAGAATGCTTCATATAATCCAGGAACATCGCTTGGTGAGAATAGAGTAATGTCACCACCAGTGATTAGGCGCTCATACATCAACTTGTTAAATTGTACACCGTAGTCCATGTGACGTACACGATTCTCTTCTGTACCCTTGTTGTTCTTTAGCACTAGCATATCTTCAACTTCTAGGTGCCAGATAGGGTAGTAGATAGTCGCTGCCCCACCACGAACACCGCCTTGTGAACAAGATTTAGTAGCCGCTTGAAACATCTTGTAGAAAGGAATGATACCAGTGTGGAATGCATCGCCCTTACGAATAGGAGAACCAATCGCACGAATAGAACCACCACCGATACCGATACCTGCTTTCTGGCTTACGTACTTAACAATTGAACTACTAGTAGCATTAATACTATCAAGACTATCATCAGTTTCAATAAGGACACAGGAGCTGAATTGACGCTGTGGTGTACGCACTCCAGCCATAACAGGAGTAGGAAGAGATATATCGTGCAAAGAAATAGCGTCATAGTATTCCTTGATAATTGACATACGTTGATCTTGAGGGTAATCTTGGAACAGCGTAGCCGCAATTAGAATGTAACACATCTGAGGCGATTCAAAGATTTCACCAGTTACACGATTCTGTACTAGGTACTTACCACGCAATTGCTCCATTGCTACGTATGTCAGATTTTCATCACGGTCATGTTTAACGTAAGACTCAATACGATTCCACTCTTCATCAGTGTACTTCGTGATAAGTTCTGGATCATAGAAACCATTATCAGTATTACGCTGTACTAGCTCTTTAACTGTGCATGGGTTATACTCACCATACACTTCTTTACGAAGCGCATAGTTGATTAGACGACCACCAACGAATTGATAGTTAGGCGTCTCTTCTGAAATTAGATCAGATGCCGCTTTGATTAGAGTCTCTTGAATCTCTTTAGTAGTCATACCATTGTAGAACTGAATTTGACTCTTAATCTCAACTTCGCTAGGGCTTACACCAGTAATGCCTTCACATGCATGAAAGACTACTTTGTGTAGCTTTTCAATGTCTAGCTGTTCTTTTGAACCGTCTCGCTTGGTTACTTGTATTGGTTGTATCATTTCTATTCCTATCAAATATCAGACAGCCATAGGAGCTTTGATAGACTCCATTGGGTTGTAATTTTCTAGTACAAAATCACTCACTTTTGATTTTAGTACATCTTCTAAAGTTTCAAATTCTGGAAGCACTAGCTTCGGTAGATCACGCTCTTCACGTTGTATTTGTTGCTTAACTTGCTCTATGTGATTAGTATATATGTGAACGTCACCCCCAGTCCACACAAAATCACCCACTTTTAACTTGCAAATTTTCGATAGAATATGCAGTAATAGTGAATACGATGCAATGTTAAAGGGTACGCCTAAAAACATATCTGCACTACGCTGATAGAGTTGGCAAGATAGCTTACCATTAATTATATAGAATTGTGCTAGCGTATGGCAAGGAGGAAGCGCCATTTTGTCAATCTTTGATACGTTCCACGCTGATAGAATATGTCTACGACTATCAGGATTCTCTTTCAGACCTTTGATAAGTTCTGCAATCTGATCAATGCTGTTGTTGACTTCCATGACTGGATTGTAGTCTTCCCAGTTGCGCCACTGCACACCGTAGACTGGTCCTAGCTGTTTCTCAAGATCATTATTAGTGTAACCAAGTGCAACGCCTTGTGCATCTGCATTTGCAGTCCAGATTGTTTTCTTGTCCTTTAATTCTGAGCGATCTTTCTCGAATGTGATCTCTGCAAGTCTGCGCTCATCACTGCTACCTTCTAAAAACCACAATAACTCTCCAACGACTGAGCGCCAAGCAAGCTTCTTAGTAGTTACAGCAGGAAAACCTTCTTGTAGATTGAAACGCATCTGATAACCGAATAGACTACGTGTACCGATGCCAGTACGATCAGTTTTGTCTTCACCATTCTCTAAAACATAACGTAAAGCTTCAAGGTATTGCTTCATTAACGACCTCTAATTTCAATAATCAAATCATCGTCTTCTTCACGATGAATAACTTTTCGGAACTTGCTAATCTGTCTTTTGCTAACTTTCGTGTCAGTTATATATGTACCTTTCATAGTTGTCAAGTACAATTTATCACAGTAAGGTAACGCTTGTTCATATATGTTAGCGCCACCAATGATCCAGATATATTGACCACTGTACTCTTTACTTAGTCTTTCTATGATCTCTGATACGTCTCCGCTGACTACTAAATCGGCATTTTCTATTTCACGATTCGATATGACAACATTTGTACGCATCGGTAGAGGTTTACTGCCCAATGACTCCCAAGTAGCACGACCCATAACTACAACATGACCACGTGTGTTGTCACTGAACCACTTCATATCTTTCTTTGAAAATGGCCACGGTAGATTGTTCTCGTAACCAATGCCATAGTTCTTATCTACAGCAAGAATAGCATTTACACTCATTATATACCTCATTATGCCTTAGTGTCAAACTTTTTTCCAGAATGACATTCGTAATTTACCTTCTAGACCACTATATGTATTAACGTCTATAATCATCTTTAGCTTTGCGCTATCTACACCAGCGAGCACCATATCATTGATATCTTTCTGTTCTATATGTTCAGGCCAAATGCAGACTTTGTAGCCAGCATCTAAGCACTTCTCCATACGTCTTACAATGTCACGATTTCGTGGTTCATTGTCAAAGACAAAGACTGCATTCTCTGTATTCTCAAGACCACTACCGTTACCATCAGCACCAGCCATAGCAACGCAATTGTCTACAAAGAGACTGTCAATAGGACCTTCGACTACGTAGTAAGTCTTGTTGAAATCGACTGTATCAAGACCGAAAATTTTTGGTTTGTTTTCGTCTAACATTATAGTGATATAGCGAATACTGTCTTTAGCAAACGCTCGACCTTGATACCCAAACACTTCGCCTTTCTTATCAATGAATGGTAGAACTAAGCGTGGTTCATCACGATTCGTAGGCATCTTATCTGCAATAAGTGAGTTAGTCCATGCATTGAACTTAGGCGCATAGTAAAGCTTGTAGTGAGTTTTTGTCGGGATTGCACGTTTTGCTATATACTTACGTACAGGATGATCAAACTGTAAAGCACTGATCTTTTTGATAGACTTTAGAGGTGAACCTTTCTTCTTGAAGCTAGGCTGTTTAGTTACAAGCGTATCAAGAGGCTTTAGTTTAGGTTCTTCTTTCTTCTTCAGACCTTTCTCTAGTGCAATATCAACCACATACTCGTTATACAAGTTGTGATCAATAGACTTAAGAAAGTTGCGTAGAGATAAAGAGGCGCCACAGTTGTGACAGTAGTAGAGTGCAGAGTTATCTTTCTCTAGAATCCAACCACGTGCTTTAGCCTTAGACTTCTGAGAGTCACCACAGATAGGACAGCGTAGATTAGCACGATAAGGATTGTTAGATTTGAGAGAGAATCTTTCTACACGTGTAGAGAGTATACCAGCATACTTTAGATCAATAAGATTCATTAAGTACTCCTATTATTAAACGTCTTAACGACATTATATACAGGAGTACTTAGTGTGTCAATGGATTATTCGAATAATTTTGATACGTTAGCGATAGAGGCGATAGCAAAACCAATTGCCCATGAGCCACCCATCACCCACCATTTCCATTTCTCAAGAACAGAGACACGTTCTGACACAGTTTTTAGTTCTTTTGTAACTTCTGCGTCCATTTTGTCTAGTTTGCCCATCACAGCTTCGTGATTGATTCTATGATGTTCTGCACTTTCGTCTTTCATTTCGCTGATCCTACGATGTAATAGCTCAGCGCTTCGTTCTGACACTCGTTTGCGTTCTTCAATGTCTTCAGTCACACGATTGAGTGAGTTTTGATGCACCGCCAGCATTTCAGAAACGTTACTGCTAGCGTCTGCAATCTTATCGATTGCGGTATCTAATCTGTTGATTGTTGCATGAATATTAGATACGTCTCGCTTCAAAATTTCAACATCAGTTTTAACTGATTGAATGTCGCTTGATCTTCTGTCTGCGTATTCAGTCATCTTTAACTATCCTTTAAAACATCTCCAAAACGCTTGAGTGGTTTGCGCTTTTTGTGTTTTTTCATTTGAGAGGTTGTTAGTCCGGGTTCACCATCAGGTCCGACTCCAACACCAGCAACGTTACCAGAGCCAACGCTGTTTGCGGGAGCTTCTTCATCAAACGCATTCTCAAACAATGAATCTAGGTCAAAATGACTTTCAACAATACTCATATAATCGTTAAGTTTATCTTGCATCTGTTCTTCTGTCAAGGTATTAGCTTGAGACTCAATCTCAGCATTCTCCTTGATCAACCATAGTGCGGCTGCATAAGATGCAATACGTGTTTTACCACCAGGTACCTTTTCTAGAAGTTTTTTGAGCTTGCTAACCATAAGGTCAAAGTGACCAAAAGCTTGTCGCTCTTTGACTTTAGTAAAGTCTTTCTTCTTCTTAAGCAGATTACCATTTTCGTCAATGATACCTAGCTTGTATGCTTCCCACTCGTTAAAGGGTGTGGCTAATCGCTTAATAAATTGGTATACTAAAAATAGATCGACAATCATATCTGCCTAAGTTCCTTGACTATGTATTCATCTAGTGGTATGTCAGAGCTTTTGAGTCTTATGTCTTCATACTCAATTATCTCTGGCATGTAACTCAAAAACACCACAAACGGTTTCAAATGTTTATGATATCTCTTTAGCTTAAAGAACAGCATATGCGTAGTAGCTGGTCCAAAGCAATTATATAATATAGTTAGATGATTGAGAATAAGACGTACTTTTAGATCGCCATCATGTTCATAGCGTCTGAATAGTCTTTTTAAATGCTGAAATCGCTTTAAGTCATTGTGAAATTCATCAGCGGTTACTGCAATTCTCATATCATAGTTCTTTGCCGCATATAACAAAAAACTATTATCATCTAATTTCATCTAAAACACCGTGTAGTTACTAAAATATCTGCAAGAGTCGCCCCTTGCAGATATTTATAAGACGTTATTAGCTATCTGCTACAGTAGCGTCTTCTACAGCAGTGTTACCAGTTACACCATCATCGCCTGCTTCAACAGCAGAACGGCGCATTGCAACTAGTGGTTCTACACGTTTACGACCAGTGCCATATTCTTCGTACTTAACCCAGCCAGCAGTCTTTAGACCTTTAGCACGGTTAGCAGCAACAGCAGCTTCGTCACTGTCAACGAATACAGTTTGTGCTTTTTCAGCATCGGTAAGATACTTAGGTGCATCAGCCAAAGTATCAGTATCACCCCATAGAGCCATAATAGTTCTCCTTATTTGATTTGCTTAATGAGTTCTGAAATCATAGTATCTTTTTTCTTACGTCTATCAAGCTTTATACCATGCTTTGACTTAGCGTAAATATCAATTTCTAATTTAGTCATTTCAGTGAAGTCTGGTAGTTCAACAACGACCATTTCTTCAACAACTTTTTCTTCAACAACTGGCTGAGGTTCAACGACCTCAGCTACAGTTTCTTCTTTTTTACGTTTGAATAAATTTTTAAACCAAGTGTATGGACACATAACTTTCACCTTAAGAAACGTATGAATTCAATTCGTAAGTATTTCTGTCAGTATCACGGTTGTAGACTTGAATAGCTAAACCTTTTCGAACAGGCTTGCCGTTCTTAGTTAGCTTGATGTTATGGCGAACAGTCTTGCCACGTCCTGGCTTACCTGGGCCAGTTGTAACTTGATTGTGCCAATCATCTTCGTCTACTTCGTAACCTTTGCTTTCTGCGTCTTTACGTGCTTTCTGTACAGCCGCAGAGTAAGTGTCGAAGTATAGATCAGCGGCAGCATTCTTACGTGCTTCGCTCATATCGTCTTCGTAGTCGCCACTTAGAACGGCGTGCATATCTTTACATTTCTCATGTAGACCGCTTAGTTTATTTTGCATCCACTCAGGGAAATCTTCACCCTTTTCTAGATACTCCATAACTTCTTTGCCAACATACTGAATGAACTTAGCTTGATCCATAGCCATAGAAGCTTCATCTGGTGATGCAGGCTCATCAGCTTGCTCATAACGCATCTTCTCTTCGTTACTACCATACTTCTTTACAAACTTAGCACGTGCATCGTTGTGACCTTTAGACCAAGCAGTATGTTCAGGTGAACCTTTCTTGTTAGGGTTCGTTTCATACTTCTTCTTGTCACGCCATGCTTTTTTACCTGCTT